AGGGCCTTCTCATGAATGCCCGCCCGACGCGCCTGATCGTTCCGGCGAACCTCGAGTTCACGGCAGAGCGTATTCTCAAGTCAGAGCAACGTCCTGACTCGATGAACAACGATCTGAACGCGATCAAGTCCACGGGCCGCATCCCGGGTGGCTGGGTGGTGAACAACTACCTGACCGACACGAATGCTTGGTTCCTGAAGACTGACGTCCAGAACGGCTTCAAGATGTTCCAACGCGTCAAGCTGAAGACCGCGATGGAAGGCGACTTCGAAACGGGCAACGTCAAGTACAAGGGTCGCGAACGTTATTCGTTTAACGTCGGGGATCCGCTTGGCATGTACGGTTCGCCGGGCGGTTCGTAATAAATGAGGGGGGCTTAGGCCCCCCTCTGTTCCCTTATCGCTGGAGAATCCTATGCCTACCTCTACTACCAACAACACTCTGGCTGCCGCAGCCTTTGAGGCTGCTTCTGGCGGCTATATGGAAGCCAACAACTACCGCTTCGATGACTTGACCGGCAATAGCGCCCGCCTGCGCACCTACCAAGCGACCGTCACGGTCGCCAACGGCGCGACAACGGGCAAAGAGTCTGCCATCGGCATGCCCGCCAACTTCCTGCCGATTGCAATGTTGATCCACTGCACGGTCGCTGCCACCAACGCCTGCTCGCTGGTCGATGTGGGCGATGACGCAGACACCGACTCCTATTGCGACGGCATTGTCACCAACGACCTGACGTCAACGGGCTTTAAGGGCATCGTCGGCTGTAACGGCGTCCGCGCTCTCGGCGACATCACTGGCGGTGTGCAAGTCGCTACCACGACTGCGGATGAAGTTGAGGTTGTTGTCTCGGCAGACCCTGGCGCTACCGGCGTCACGCTCCGCCTGACCTTCATTGGTATCCTAGCAAGCTAGGAGCTCAATATGAGGACCGCATCAGCCACAGCGACCATAGGCTCGAACGGCGACGTTTCGGATCCGATCATTCTCGACACCAGCTGCTCCCACTTTTCAGTGGGGGCAGTCATGGTCGAGGTTGTGGACGGGGCGACCGCCAAGCTTCAATACTCCTACGACAATCCTCAAGTCGCAGCAGCGTCCCGCACTTGGCTAGACCACGCTTCAGCAACTGGCAAGACGGCAACTTTTGACGTCGGTGCCCTGGCGGCACCATGCACCATGGTCCGCTTAAACCTGACTGCTGGCTCCGCAGGATCATTCCGATTGGACGTTTGCCAGTACGGTTAAGGTCGTGTATAACGATCAAGGCAACCCCAAGGAGCTATTAATGAAAAAGAACCTAGATTTCCTCTCCAAATTCCTCGGAGAGGATGAGCCTGTGACGCAGGACAATATTCCGGCGAGGTCCATACCGCGCGATGGTGTGCGACTTGTCGATGCTCGCGAGAGCATCTTTGATAGCCTCAACCGGCACATGGCTGAGTTGATCGATGAAGAAGCTCGGGCAAAGGCTGCCCACGCTGAAGCTGTTGAGGCTATTGCGACCTTCGAGATTGAACTGAAAGCCCAGTTCACAAACCAAATTGCGGCTATTGAGGCCCTGTTTTCTGGAGTGAAGAAAGATGTTTAACGAGAAGTCGATGTTCACTGCGTTCAGTGACAAGATGATGCTGGCCAGCAAGTGGCTGATGGTCCTAGCGCTCTTCACTCTTGTGCTTGTGATCGCCACCGCTGCTAACGCAGCGGCCCCAGGCGCTATTGACGGTCGAATTGAGTGGCAGTGGGGCAATCAGCTTGCTGCCATCATCGTTGACCAAGTTGGCTGGGCCGCGACTGCTCTGGTAGGGGCCGCAATCCACTTCGCTCCTGTTGGCACGCGCAGCCTGATCTACATGTTCCGCGTAGACCAGCTCCTGGAGAAGGCCGTAAAGGCTGGTATTAACAAGACTGCCGGTGCTGTCCAAGGCAAAGTTCTGGTGGCTTCGGTCGGCAATGAGGTTCTCGAGCGAGCTCTTGAGTATGTCATTTATCATGCCCCGAAGCTCTACAAGACCAATACGGTGCAAATGTGGCGTGACAAGATCATTGCCCGCTTGAACCTTGCTGATTCCGTTTCGGCAGATCCGGTTGTTGCAGGTTTCCTGAATACGCGAGGCTAAGATGGGCGATTGCTCTCGGTATAGGGGCGGAGCGCAACGAGGCGGGAAGGGGGGCGGCAAAGCCGCCTCCCGACCGACTATTAAGCGCGCTATTGGTGGGCCCGTGATGACCCCCAACACGCGGCCAGCGATGCCCCCAACAGGGAGCATACCACCCATGACCCTCCCGGCTGGGCCAGCAATTCAGCCCGGTCCTGTTAGCCCGGCACCCGCCCCAATGCCCCTCAATCAAGCTGGTCCGATGCCGACCCCGCTTCCGGCTGGTGGCCCGATGCCAACTCCGATGGGCCCAGGCCCGATGCGTGGTCGTATGGGCGCTATGCCCCCGCCTCGGCCCCGCAAGAATGGTGGGAAGATTGGCTAATGGGCGATATCTCTAGAAACACTGGCAGAGCAGTAACCCCTGGGAGGGGTGGCAAAACAAAGCCCCGTCGTGGCCCGAAGCAAGACAGTGGCGTCCGGTTCCAGGATGAGCCCCGGCCTGAACAAGGTATCGGCGGCATCAATCTCAGCCGCCCTCGGCCTGCCGATGACGAAGTCTCGGTTGAAAACCGGCGCGTGATCCCAATTGAGCCTGTCGAAGGCGAAACCATACAGGATCGAGTTGATCGCTTCCGGCGCAGGCGTCCGATCCTGACCGGTGCTCTCGCTGTTGGTTCAGCTATTGCCGATGGGGAAGTTAAGGGGCGCATAGCTCTCAACAAACGGCCTAGACGCTAATGGCCACCTCGGGCACAACCTCATTCGATCCAGATGTCGCAACCTACATAGAAGAAGCCTTTGATCGGGCTGGCTATGAAGGACGCTCTGGGTATGAGTATAGGACAGCTGCCCGCTCCCTAAACTTCCTGATGATGGAATGGGTCAACCTTGGCCTAAACCTCTGGGCAGTGGATGAAATCTCGATTGCGCTCACTGCTGGTGATGGGCAATATGACCTCCCGACCGACACGGTCGATGTTATTGATTATGTCATAAGGATTGGGTCTAATGACTACCGAATTGAGCGAATCGGCGTCGGGTCATGGGCAGCAATCTCCGATAAAACTCGACAGCAGTCACGCCCAAATCAAATCTATGTTGAGCGACTTCTCACCCCTCGAGTTAATCTCTGGCCAGTACCCAACAACGATGATTGCACTCTTATCTGTTGGCGCTTGCGCCGCCTTCAGGACGCTGGCACGCCAGATAAAACACTTGACGTTCCGTATCGCTTTGGCTCTGCCCTGGCCGCTGGGCTTGCGCTGAAGCTCTACAGGAAGAAGCGCAGCGGGTATGACCCGAACAAGGACACCATCCTAAAGCAAGAGTATGAAGAGCTCTTAGGCCTTGCGATGAGTGAAGATCGCGGCAGGGAGCCCTTCTATATCTTTGGGAGGGGCTAATGGGCCTCTACCATGCCAGGAATGGCCAACCAGGGATATGCGACCGATGCGGTCGGCGCGTTGAGCATGGCAGCCTCCGATCCGAGGTGGTCAGGGGGAAAGACCTCTCTAACCAAATCTGCAGCGAATGCTACGACGAAGACCACCCCCAAAACTGGGTTGGCTCTCGACCGGTCGCTGACCGGGAGAATGTTGTCGATGCAGTTCCAGAGCCTTCAATTGTTGAGGAGAGGTCCCTCTTCGGATTTAATCCGGTCCTAGGCGCGCAGGCGCGCGCTAGGGTCGGGGCAGTGCAGGTGCTGACACCATGAACTACGCTAGCCTAGTCGCCGAGATCCAGGGCACAGCTGAGTATGAGGAAGCCGACTTTGTCGCGGCTATCCCGGAGTTTGTGCAGAGGGCTGAGAATCGAATCTTTCGAGATATCGACCTCCCGGCCTTTAAGCAAACCGACACCACAACTGTCACTGCGTCGAACAAGTTCCTCTCAACGCCGGATGGTTTCCAGTACGCCCATTATTTTAGCGTCAATGGACGCATGCTGCTGCCCAAGCAGGTGGATTGGATCGCCGAGGCTTACCCAACCGGCCATACAGCTGCGGCCCCGATCTACTACGCACAGTTCGATGAGAACTCCATAATTATGGGTCCAACACCCAACTCTGGATATTCATGTGAATTGTGCTATGCTCGGATCCCCGAAAGCATTGTGACCGCAGGCACCACCTGGATCGGTGATAATGCCGGTAGGGCTCTCTTCTATGCCTCAATGGTCGAGGCTGCGATCTATATGCGCCAGGACGACAATGTCATCATGGCCTATGAAAAGAGCTACCAAGATTCCCTTGCGGGCTTGGCCATATATGGCGCGCTTCGAGTCAAGAGCGATACATTTAAAGAACGCGACAAGAGGCCGATAGAGCAATAGGACGCATCCACGATGGCAGCTGCATTTTATCCTTCCGGCCTCAAGGCCATTCTCGATGGCGACATCGATCTGTTGGTTGATACCATCAAGATCGCGCTGATCGATACCGGCACCTACACCTACTCCTCTGCCCATGACTTCTACAACGACGTCACTGGGGTGGTTGGCACGCCCGGTACGCTCGATTCTAAGACCACGACTGGCGGTGTGTTCGATGCCGCAGACGAGGTCTTTACGGGCGTTAGCGGCAACAGCATTGAGGCGGTGATCATTTACAAAGACACTGGCGTTTCAAGCACATCTCCACTGATCTGCTTCATCGACGGCTTGTCCCTGACCCCGAACGGCGGCAACATCACGGCGGTCTTCAACGCTTCCGGCATCTTTGCCATAGGAACCTAATGTGCCCGCCTATCCAGAGTTCGTCCCCGGAGAGGGCCAAAACGTCAGAGTGACCCTGACGAACGGATCAGAGATCATCGCTCACTACATCAATGGACAGTGGTGGGTTGGTCTAGCAGATCAGGACGAAGACGCGCCGCTCGCCAACGAATTTGTGGTCTCCTGGGAGATTTAAAGGAGGGGGCCCGTGGCGTCGCCGTCATTTGTAGCAAAGGGCACATTTGCAAGCGGCATCGGAACTGTAAGCCCGGGCATGCCTGCGGGCATCTCGACCGATGACCTACTCCTCCTGTTTGTGCATTCGGCCAACCAAGCCATTGCCGCCCCCACAAATAACTCCTGGACTGAAATCACTCCAAGCGGCAGCCCCTTCCGAGGCACAGCCGGGGCGGCTGGTGGTGTCCGTCTTCAGATCTTTTATCGCTTCGTTGACGGCTCCGAGGTCCTAGAGACCGTCCCAGATAGTGGCGACATCACTGCCGCCATTATCCTTGCCTACACGAACGTCAATACCACAACCCCGTTCGACGGCGTCACGGCGGTTGGGTATAATGCTGTCGCCTCAACGACCCTAACAATGACGGGGATCACAACCTCGACAAACGAGGCGATGGTTGTTCACGGCGTTGCACTGGATCTAGACTCCGCCTCAACAGCGACAACGGGCGCTGCTACAAACGCCAATCTTACAAGCATAAGCGAACGCCATG